NAGCACGTCAACAAGACCGAATCGGCGGTGCGCATCACCCACGTGCCGACCGGCGTGGTCGTGGCCTGCCAGACCGAGCGCAGCCAGCACGCCAACCGCGACCGCGCGATGAAGATGCTGGCGGCCAAGCTGTACGAACTGGAAGTGCAGAAGCGCAACGCCGAGAAGAACGCGCTGGAGGCGACCAAGTCCGACATCGGCTGGGGCAGCCAGATCCGCAACTACGTGCTCGACCAGAGCCGGATCAAGGACCTGCGCACCGGCATCGAGCGCACGAGTCCGCAGAGCGTGCTGGACGGCGACCTCGACGACTTCATGGAAGCCTCGCTGTCGCAACGCATCGAAGGCGGCGCCGGCGAGGCGGTGGCCGACCTGGAATAGCGCGCGGGGTTGGGAACGTGCTAAGATTCTTGCACAAGGGCACATTTGTGCCATGCCTGGATATCCAATGGTGTTTGCCCTTCCTCCAAAAATTTTTAATGATGTTGCTATCACAGATCTTATAGACAGGTTTCTTGAAAATGCTTTTTTAACATAAATAGTTAAACAAAAGCTTAAAGGCGAATCTAATGATTAAATTTCTAATGGGAGTGATAGCGGTGCTTATGCTAATTGTAGGCGCCGCTATTTTTATTTCACCAAACCAGGCTTTAAATAAGCTTGAAACATCAAAAATTATTACAACAGATGTAGGTACAGGTTCTGGAGTTGCAATTTCAGACAAATATATTTTAACAAATCATCATGTAGTAGGCGGATCTAAAACTGTAACTTATGAAGACAGCAATGGGTCAATTCATGATGCTGTTGTAAAGTATATTAATCCAGATATTGATATTGCAGTAATAGAATCAAAAGATAAAATTGAAAAATACGCTGAAATTTCTTGTAGGTTGCCTAAATTTGGAGATAAAGTTACTATTATTGGTCGTGTAGAGCATTTTAATTGGATCTTTACAAGCGGCTTTATTTCCTCTAGTAGAGTGGTTAAATATATTCAACCACTTTCTGAAGCAGCCAAAGCTGAATTAGGTGAGGATTTTCTAATTATTAACGCAAGCCTCTCATTTGGAGCTAGCGGCTCTCCAGTGTTTTATGAGAATGGAACTACAGTTGTAGGAATCGCTGGTGCTATTTTTAACTCGCTTAAAACAGGTGATAATTTGAATAAATCCGGTGCTGTAGCAATGTATGATCTTTGCCCGTGGCTAGAAACAAACAAAATTGATTATACTAAAACATCATTCATCAATGAATTAATGAATTTGCGTGTTGATTCAGATGAAATTTTAAATTATATTAATAGTGTAAAGGGAATAGCTTATGAGAAGTTATATGAGGTTCTATCAAGAGCCTGAAATTGGTAATCCAGAATTTGGCGTTTTCTTTTTTGGATTCTTTTATCTAATTTACCGCGGGCTATGGCTTCACGCGCTAATAATGATCTTATTAGCACTACCAACATTTGGTTTAATCTGGATCTGGTATATTTTTAAGACTAGAAAATATCTAGCAAAGAAGCTCTATTTAGAAGGTGAATTTGGACAAAATTCATATGATCCAATTCTTAGTGTAAAGGTAGTAAATAATGTTCAATGATCCATTATATGTTGTTGGTGATATTCACGGTTGTTATGATAAACTAACTAATCTATACAAAAAGATTATCGATCATCGCGACATATATAATTTAGAAGGCAAAGCAGCTTTATGTTTTGTTGGCGATTATATTGATCGTGGACCTGATTCTGAAGGTGTGTTAAGTTTTATTAGAAAACTAACTTTAAAGATTGAAGATAACGGGTGGTTAAATGTGGTCCCGCTTAAAGGTAATCATGAAGCAATGGCTTATGATGATTATAGGTGCTGGATTATGAATGGCGGTGTGCAAACATATGAATCTTTTGGCACTATCCCAGAAGACTATTTAACTAGTGAATTGGGCAGATGGACAAAAAGATTTTCGAATTACTATATTCTAAATTCAGTTGCCGTTACCCATGCGGGTATTGATTGTGAGGATCTTCCTGTTGAGCAACACAGTGAAGATGCGCTTTTATGGTCAAGGAAGCTCCGAATGCATCCACACAATATTTACAAATATTCTGTTCATGGTCACACTCCCATGAAGGAAGCTATTGTAGATAAGCATGTTGCCTACATTGATACAGGTGCAGTTTTTGGTGAAAAATACAAGCTAACTGCGCTTTTTATTGCTGATACAGTAGATCCAAATCATGAAGATATGAGGTTAATTCAAGTATGATAGAATTTCGTAAGTTTATTACAAGAGATATGCTTCAAAGCGAGCCTAATAAGCTCTTTGTTTTTGGCGATAATGTTATTCGTCACGGGTTTGGTGGACAAGCACGCGAAATGCGAGGTGAATCAAATGCTGTTGGTATCGCCACAAAATGGAAGCCATCAAATGAAAAAGAAGATTTTTTCTATAATTTTCAGTTTCCAGCTGTAAAGCATATTATTGATGAGGATTTTAAACCTCTCTTCTTCCATGTTGGAGATATTGTCTGGCCAGAAGATGGAATTGGAACGGGGCTATCAAGACTTCCTCAAACAGCTCCAATTATTTGGACATATATTCTTCAAAAGCTTGAACATTTAAAGATTGCTAATGCAGGAGAGAATCTATGATAGCAAAGTGGACTTTATTTAACTCAGTTTTTGCTGCTATTACTGCATATCTAGTACAATACGAGGGCATATTAGGGTTTATCTTAGCAGCTGATCCGACTAGAGTAACTCTTATTATTTTCGGCATTTATTGCCTAACAACATTATATCTAGGGCTAACAAGATGGAATGCGAATTTACCTGCAGTAAAATTTATTGCTGCAAGCCTTACATCTATTGGTCTAGTCGGAACAGTTATTGGAATGATGTTGCTTTTTAATTCTGTTAATGGAGTAGATCCTACAAATATTATCGAGCCTCTATTTAAGGGTATGGCAACCGTCCTTATTACTACATTATTTGGTATTTTCTTTAATCTTTTAATGACATATCAAGTAGCATTCTGTTATCAATGGTATCCAAGCAATGAATAGACCCACAGCAGTAGCATATATTGATATGCTTGCGTGTCTTTTCGCTTTCTTTGTTGTTGCCTTTGCAATTGCATTTCAAGTTGAAAAGACAAATAATGGAAATATAGATGACCCATCGCAATTTATTATTGTGATGAATTGGGCAGACCAATCTCGTAATGATATTGATCTTATTGTTAGAGATTCACACAATCGTATTGTTTGGTATAAGGCTAAAACAGTTGTTGGGATGTCTCTTGACCGAGATGATTTAGGTAATGGTGGTCCTAATGATCCAATTCGTAGAGAAGTGGTTTCAATTAGAAAATCATCGCCTGGTCTTTATACGATTAACGTTTTATTTTTTAGAAATAGTGATACAAATCGCCCAAACGAAGATGTTAAAGTATCTGTTCTCAAGTTAAACCCCTATCTAGAAATTTATAGTGGAATTACACGCCTCTCTAAAGTAGGTGAGGAAAAAACAGTGGTTTCATTTACTGTTAATGAAGATGGGTCTGTCAAAAATGCAGATGTTAATAAGCAAGTGAAAATTGTTACACAGGGGGCATTAAAGTGATTTTATATTTCCCGTTAATGTTGTTTATCTTAATAGCTATTGGACTATATGCTATTTGGTCAAAGAAATATTTGCTAATGATTCCAATTATTTTCAGTATTGCTTACGGGGCAACACAGCAAATACCTAGTTATTTTGGTTATGCTATTGAAGCAAAATATATTGGGGATAAAGAAGTTCTAGTTATTTCTACATTTGGTGACCATTATATTCTCGGCTTTATGGAAGGCGAAAATATTCCTAGGCTAATTTATGTAGATAAAATTGAACCGGGGTTATTAGAAAAATTATCAGAAAATCGAACCGCTATTATTGAATTTAGGGGTGATGGGGTTATCAAAACAAATGGTGAGTATGTAGTAATTAACCTAGAAGAATCAAAGACATTTTCTAAAGAAGTAGACTAATAAGTGCACATAAGTCCTATCTATGAAAAATCTGGTCTTATTGTAGATCAGATTGAAATTGATGATAATATTCATATCTCTAATGATCGTGTTCATAGGGGAGAGAAGTGTTATTATAAGGGTATTGGATGCAATTATAATGGACAATATATAGAAAAAATATCTGATTTTTATTTTAACATAGTGAAATCAGATGTTTTTTACATGGGATACCACAGCTATAATAAAAATTTTTTAGATAAATTTGGTATTTTTAAAGAAAGATACCAGCCACAATTTGATGATTATATTGGTGGCTGCTCATCTAGAGAGTATAATTTAATAGAAAATAGTATGCTTTTTGAAAAGAGCGCAGTAAAAATAATAAAAGTAAATAAGATAAAATCTTTAGAAAACCATATATGGTTTAAATTAGATTATACAACTAGAGAGAAATATATTAATGGCGGTCATCCCGAAAGATTAATAGAACTCTTAGTTTATATGATTGAGAGTGATTGGAATTTTATTTGGGATAAAGATTCTATTTCAGATATAAATGTGCTTGGACAAGTAACAGACATTGCTGATTGCTTTAAGTCAAAAGACCTCTCACATAAATTAGGTACAGTATACTCAGTAATATATTCTTTATATAAAAATCACCGTATAAAATTTGAAGAATTGCTTAAAAAATTAAATTTTCAATATAAAGACTTGAGAGATATTATAGGTGTCACTATAAAAGTTCTTGAAATAGCGGGTGTGGACGCTTCAGAATTAAAAAATAAAAGCTATAATCAAATTATCTTAGAAAATTTACTTATTGGTAAAAATTGCGGTGATTGTGTTTTAGAGGGGTATGGCGAAACTATTCGCAAAACATATATCGAAAATTTTAAAAAATCGGTTGCACTTAGATAAAAGATCTTCTATAAATAACTTGTTACGTTGAAGGAGACGGAAACGTTTATTGGACGCGGGGGCAGTACCCGCCGCCTCCACCAAGAGCACATCAGCCTGACAGCAACTTCCCTGTAGGAAGCGCTACAAGCAGTAACAGAACTTCAAAGGTCATTTGACCTCCTTCACGCGGTGATTGTAAAGCTAGGTGTGTTCTTGATGGGGGCGAAATAGGATCGACAGGAACTGAGTAGGAAACTGGAGTAACCGTGCGCAAGCAACGTTATCGCAAGAAAACAAGTAAATGCAAACGATAACAATCGTTATGAGGAAGTTGCTGCACTAGCAGCCTGACTCAGGGGGTATGGCTCCACCTTCTTACCCAACGGGCCATTCTTTCTTGTTCAATCGTTGATTTCTACACAAATTAATCTATAATACTTTCATCAAATGGAGATAAAGATGACTCGTTTTCATGCTGTAATGCTCGATGAAACTGGCTGTGAATTTGGCGCTAGCGTAGAAGCAGAAACTCGCTCTAAAGCTTTTAGCATTCTGGCAGAAGATTATCCTGAATCTCGATGTGTTCAGCTCGAGAGCCCTAAAGATACAGCTGCACGCGAACGCCGCATATATGAAGAACTTAATCACGAGTATTATGACGACGATTATGACCTCAGCGATGACGATATTGGTTATGAATATGACAATGATGATTTCTAATGACTGATTTTAGCGATAAACCAATTGCTTATACAGCTGAAGGTCGCGCTCTGTATGATAACACGGCAACAGTTGTTTCTGTAATTCTTTTTAATGTGCCTACGAGGGAAATAATTACTATTCGGAGAAATACTTCTCCGGGCAAAAATCTTTTAGCGCTACCTGGAGGGTTTCAAATGCGCGGCGAATCTTGGGAAGAAGCTGCCATAAGAGAAGTTAAAGAAGAAATAGGTGTAAGTTTATATTCACCTATTTCTTTTAAATTGCAAAATATAATTACCGATGAATATAAACACAATGTGCTTGTTTGTTCATATAATGTAGACTTAAACAAGGGTGATTTTAATATTAATCATGACGAAGTTACAGAAATTATGCCTATTAACGCATTAAATTTTGAACATTATGTAACTAACTGGGCGTTTCCAATTCACATGTTTGAAGCATATAAGTTTCTTCAAAAAATAAATAACTAAAAGGAAATTATATGGGCACGATTACAGAAAAGTTTATTGCGAATACAACATGGCGCGAAGCAAAAGCAGGTCCAGCAGACTTAGTTATTAATATTGAAAAGGGTCTTAGTTACTTAGTTATCGGTACGACGCTACCAACTAATGAAACAAATGCAATGTTAGTAAGGCCTGTTGCGGGTGAAAATTATATTAACGTATTGTTAGCTACCGGTGATAAAATGTATTTTAAGGCAATTCGTGATGAATCTATTCTTAGTTGGATTGCACAAGACTTAACACCTTAGAGATTATTTTAAGAGATATGAGAATATGGATGAACTAATTAGCGCTCTTACGGAAGTTGCTAATTAAACTAAAATAGCGTATAAGAAAGGTATAAAGGAGTAATAATATGCAAATTTTCTTCAACCTTTCTTATTCTGGTATTGATTCTAATAAATGGTCTCAGAAAAAGTTTTATAAAAACGTAACAGAGTTTCTCAATACGCTAGAGGGCGTTCAATTTAAAAGCTTAAAGGAAACTTGTGGATGGAACGCGTATCTTTGCCTTATCCCTGTTAAAGATAAGGAAGAGGCGCTGAAATTGCGTAAAGAAGTTGAAAATAGGTGTAAGACTGTTAATTCTAAATGTAGGCCTTACTACTTTCGTTTTCGAAATAAAAATGTAGATAGTATTAATAAGCTATCAATGTTTGGCCTAACTACCGAAGAAAGTATCTTGCATCGTGAAAAAGCTCCTCCAGGAGTGTATAGAGAAATTCAAGTTTAACTATTAGTTGCAAATGACTAAGCATTTAGAATTAAAGCAAATATTGAGCTCGAGCAGCGGGAAAATAGTTTTTGCACAAAAATAAAGGGCGGATTTAATCCGCCCTTGACTTCTATAGAATTTAATCTATAATAATTACATAATGTTCTGTACTGCTGAGAGCCTATAGAACTCGTTAGAGTTTGGAGCAAGCTTTCCATCAGTGATTGGTGTTGCACCGCCACCAAATGGGTTCTGAGCTACCGCATAACGACTCATAAAGCCAATAATTGGAGTTAATGTATCAGCTGTCAAGCTCTTGATTTGCTGTAGAGGAGTATATGGGCAGTAGTATAGACCAGCGTCCCATGAACTCTGACCCTTATAGCCAACAACGACGTAGTCTGAGGTTGCATATGGATCAATGAATACCTTAGTTGTACCCATCATACCAGCAAATGTATTACCAGTGTCATCGATCTGTAGACGAGCTGCATCAGTTAGGTCTAGTAACTTAGCTGCACGTAGAGCAGAAGCAACGTTTGAAGAGCAGAGGATAATGTTACCACGACCTCTACGAGTTGCCTTAGCCTGATCGTTAGCTTCCATTTCAAGCTGGAAGTGAAGACCAACCCAACGCTCTGCTGACCAACGACCGTTTGTATCAACGTCAAGGTTGATAACACCAGGTGTTGCAACACGTGAGCCAGGTGAACCAATCTTAGCAACACCATAAACTGAACGGATAATTTCACGGTTGATTTCAGTAACAAGTTCGGTTGAGAGAATGTTAGAGAGTTCTCTAACAGCATCTAGACCGTGAATTGCCTTAAGGTCCTGAGCAAACTCGTGAGTATATTCAGCCTTTAGCTTACGTGAACCAGCATTGACAGTGAACTTATCGATTGACATTGCCATTTCGCGCCATGCTGTATTACCTGAAGAACCGAGTGCTTCAGCCTGTGCAAGTGCCATTGCACCAGCAAAGTTGTAAGTTGATACATTACCTGTTGGTGAAGTACCAACGTTAAGATTTGCATCTCCAAGAATTGAAGTATTGCCCCCACGAACAGTTGCATGTCCGGTGTTTGCTTCATTGAAGAAGGCTTCTGCGCCTGACATGTTATCGTAGCGAGAACGCATATAGAAGACCTGACCAGAAGGACCAGTCATTGGCTGAACGCCAACTAGATCATATGCGATAAGCTTTGGAGCAGCTCTACGAATAAGTGAAATTAGAACCGGATCATAATTATCCACACCGGAAGTGTTATTTGTTGGTGCAGCCTCATGTAGGTTCATAAGTGGGTGCTCAACCTGCTCGATTAACCCAGTTGCAGTTGCAATCTCTGCGTTTTCGAGTAGCTGTGCAGTAACAACCTTACGTTCATAAGTGCTGATCTTAGGAAGACGTTCGTCCTCTAGTAAGGCCTGCCACTTAGTAATAAGCTGTTCATGTGTTAATTTATCAGCCATTTGAATAATTATCTCCTGTATTCTTTATTTTTATTTATTTGTTTACTTATTTTGACCGAAATAACTGCCTCTTGCAGCATTTAAGTATGCAGCCATCTTTGGATCAACTACTCGTTCCTTAGTCTCAACTGTATCTACTGCTTCTGTAAGATTTTTCTTGTCAGAAGTCTGTGGCTTATCAGTGAGTGATTCCTTAAGAACCTCGAGCTTTTCCTTGTACTGTTCAACAGAACCGAAATTAATATTTTCTGTTAACTTGCGAAGTTTGTCTTTTGTACCCTCAGTGAGTCCTACGGTGTTTTCTTCAAAAGCTTCCTTAATCTGGTACTGACGAATCTGCTTTGTTAGTTCGATGTTTTCGTTAGCTGTAGAATTATACTTTTCAGCAAGCTCTTCATTTTCAGCGACTAGTGCGTTAGCAACATCAATCTTGTCTTCGTCAAGATCAACACCTGCAGATTCAACGATTGAAACCATAGATTCAATAACATCTTCTGCAATCTGTGAGCGGAAGCCCTTATCAATCGCAAGCTTATTTTCTTCAAGATAGTTTTCTACAAAAAGTGAAAGATATTCATCTAATCTATTTTCAAGATCTTCAGAAATATTTGTGTAGGCTTCTTCAAGCTTTTCATTATATTGCTCTTCGAGATTTTCTCTGATTACAGAAACTTTTTCTGAAACCGCACCCTCAAAAATGGTTGATGCTCTTGAAACGAAATCTTCTGATAAACCTTCTACATCAGCAAAGAGTTCAGCAACTTCTTCACCAACAGTTGTGCTAGGAAGCTCTGCTCCTGTAGCACCAGACTTACCTACTGATTCATCTGGCTCCATATCACCAACTTTACGCTTGTCCGCAGGGCGCTTACCGTGTGCATCTCCAGTGGCAACGGGACCTGGAAACTCTGTCATGTCCTTAGCTTTAACCTTCTCGACCATATTATTAAATTGCTCCTATTATCATTTAAATTTATTTATCTAATTTCTGTGTTTGATTGTACTTTTACATTTTGCTCTTGTAAAACTTACCAAGTTTTTCTGTAATATGATAGACATTGGGCCCCTCATATTTAATTACACCGAGGTCACCATATGCATCTGAATCTTTTTGATAGAGTTGGCTTAATTTATGAAATGCTTCTTTAGCATTTTTAAATTTACCGGCTTCGTTATATACTTGACGATCTCCGAAATCATAAAGCTTATAGTAAATTTCATTATTATTAGAAGCTACATGAAGTCTTGAAGTCGATTCTTTTACAATTTTTGGCTTATTTTTCTGCTTAAATGAGGTTATCTCAAATTTTGCTTGATCTACAAGAGACTTAAAACTAGAATCTTTTTCTCTGCTTTTAGCCCACTTTTCTAAATTAGCAATATCTTCAGCTGTTTTGGGTCTCGGATTGCTATTAGCGGCTGCATCATCAGTTTTGTTTAATTGTCTAAATTGACTGTGAAGTGCGCGCCTTTCAACCTCACCTCTTTTAGAGAAATGTTTTTGATTTTTGTAAGTTGCCTCTAAAAGATTGGTGAATGTTATCATTTCTTTAATGGCGCCCCAGTCTTTATGTAAGTGTTTTTGCGCCAGGTTGCTTCAGATTTAGACATTCCATCCCAAATTTCTCTACCATTTACAAACATAGACCATGAATATGCTGAATCTCCGCCATGTTTTCTAATAGTAACTTGTTTAGCTCTTGCTTTTTGCTCAGGAGTTAAGGTATTATCTACAGCTTCACCTAAGAACTTTTGAGTATCGAAAGCGCCAACCCACTTATTAAGAAGTCTTAATGCTTTAGCTTCATTTAAGTTCTGCTTCTTCGTATTGTGGATTTCCTCGTGAACTTCTTTTATAATCCATTCTTGTGTAACGTGATCAAAAACCCAATCTGGAGTTTCCATAATTGCATCAACATAAGCATTTGGTGCAGATGGATTAATAACAATATCAGCAGCGGTAGAAAGCTTAAAATCTTCCTGAACTTGCATCGCCCCATTTACATTACGAAGAGAGCCTGTGCCACGCGAAGATACAGCAAGTTTACCACCACCTTCAATAATATTACGTGCAATTAGACCCATTGGAGTTTCTAACAACTTAGCCTTGCCAATGTAGTTAGATCCATCTTCTTTTAATGAAGTAATGAGATGGGAAATACGATCAGGATTAATTTTTGGAGTTGGTGGATGATCTAACTCACCAAATGCATTACCTCTTTGAACAGCCTCCTGCATATAACGATTAACTTCCTTAGCCATGATTGGCTTTGGATAAACTCTACCATTACGATTCTTAATATCTGCCTGCATGAAAATACCTTCAATGCAGAGATATTTCTTATCACCTTCTGCCTCATAGAGTGTATGGTAGTCGTTAATTTGTTCTATTAAAAGTTTCATCTTAATCTTTCTTAATATTCAATCTCTTGTAAAGATCGCCAATAGATTTATTTCTATCAAGTGCTCTCTCGGCGGCGCTTATGCCTCTTTCACGTTTATCTATATGTTTCTTAAGTTGACTTGCATTCTTAAATGTTTTATTATTCTTTCCGTGTGGACGATCAGTTTTCCCTGTAAGTGAGGATACCATCTCATCATCTTCTGCTTGATCAATATAAGACTTTAAAGTTTTATTTGAAATTTCATGTAGATTATTTTTCTTCTCTTTGTCTAGTTCTTCATTAATCGGTTTTACTTTAAGCTTATCGCCATTTATTTCAAGTACCTTCATTTTATGGGACATATTGCGATCTGATTTAACATTAATAATATCACCAACCTTCTTAGCTAAATCTCCCATAATATTTGCTTTATTATTAGAAATTAGGTACGTTTTTAGATCTCTGCTTGGTTCTGTTTTTCCAAATTTAAGCGACCCTTCTGCAGGATTACGGTAATTGGATGGATGTCCACCAAGACCACCAGATTCTTTTAAATCCTTCTTAACTTTAGCATTACCTACTTGATCATGCTTAATTTCAAAATCTTCTCTTTCTTTTTCTTCCCTTTTATAAGATTTATTAATTAAATCTTTCAATGAACCTTTTTTAGGCAACTTAAATTTATGTATACCTTTTGATTCTTCCAAATTTTTCTTTTCATTTGGGTCAGAATCCATAGCTGGTGCTGCTGTTCCTACAATTGATTTCTTTTTATTATTTGGTGTTATTCTAGCAACAGTTACAACGCCTTCTTTAAGAGGATTTTTTCTAGATTCTCCTGGCGAAACCTTAGCATCATCGGGGTTATATGGCTTAGCAGGTTCATGAGCTGCACTAATTCCTTTTCTTTTATTACGAATAGTTTTAGCTGTTTTTACTAGTTTAGCAGCGCCGGCAAGTCCTGCAGCTGCTGTTCCTCCGTATAAACCGCCACCAACATAACCAACAGTTGAGCCTACGTGTTTGCCAAGAGTGCTCCCGGCTTTAGCGCCACCTTTAATGAATTCCCATGTTTCACCCTCTGCTAAATCCTCTTTTGCAATTTGTTCTAATTGCTCTAGTGAAGCTTCTGAAAGCAAACTCTCGATAGCTAAATCGTAATCTTCATTAAGACTTTTTGCAAACTGAAGAAATTGATTGAACTCATGCTTATTCTTAGTTGCTGTTGATAACATTTTTTCATGTGATTTTGTACCAGCAATAGCATCGTTAAGGATCTTAACGTCATTTTTTTCGAGGGTAACTTTAGAACCATCCTTTAGCTTAAAGCTACCCACCTTAAAATTTTCGTTTAGATCTTCTCTAACAACATTATTAAGTAAACAATCTCTTGCATACTTTAGATTTTGAGCTACATCTTTCCAGTAATATCCAGTAGATTCATCTTTCTCTACTAAATCCATAATTTCTTCTAGTAAATCTAAGGCTTCCTCTTCATATGCTTCATATACAGCATAACCATCTGTTGAAGCTGCAACAGGTTCATTTGCCTCCGTAACATTTGTGCCAGGCATCATAGGCGCCTTGGTATTTTTCTTAATTTTGTCCTGGACTGTAAAAGCGTCTGAATCTTTATTAAGATCTTTTTTGTCGAGATAAGAAATGTCACCAAAAGTATCTTTGACAAATTTCTTATCCGGTTTTGAAGGTGGTAGATATTGCGTATCGATATCTCGACCTGCTTTTGCAGAGGCAGGCACCATCTTATCTTGTAATTGTTTTAATGTTAGTGCCATTACAAGTGCTCCTTACTTATTGCCTGAAAGAGCCTTCGCTACTCTCTTTACACCTCTACCTACTGCTTTCACACTCTTATTAATTCCGTGATCAAGCGCGTGACTTGCTGCGTTTCCTGCAGCACCAATAGCAGTTCCAACTGCAGCACCAGCAGCAGCTCCTGCAGGACCAGCTACTAATCCACCAACACCAGCGCCAGTTGCTGCACCTTTAACGGCACCAGAAAGAGCACCACGCTTAACAGCTTGTCCTGCTGTATCTGGCTTTAACTTAACACCCTTTTGAAACCTTTCTTCAAGAAAAGCTGCAGCTTCAAGAATTTCCATTTCTGCTACTGTGTTAAGCTGCTCTTCATCTAAATCTAAGAGCGCCTCGGCAATAATATCATATTCTTCTTCTGTCAATTCCTGATTTGCGAGGTCAATATTAAAAACTTCGGCAACAATTTCTCTCTTACGTGTAGCAAGAGCTTCAGAAAGTTTTGTTGTAACAACGTTTAGAAATGACTTTTCAAATCCTGCAACATCACCAGCGTGTGCTGCTTCAATTAATTCTCTTGTTGACATGTAATAATCCTTATTTTTAATGAGTTCTTTAAATTATTTATGTTTACTCTTGACTAGCAGTAGAAATAGCTGCACTAGGTGTAGGCGTGTTTACTGTACTGCTAGACTGTGTTGTGCTGCTTTGTGAAGCACTTCTTTCACTCGCTCGCTTTGAATCTCCAGAATGTACTACTCTACTCACATTAGGTCCACCGACACCATCATTTTCATCTTGATTTAATGGATTTCCATTAATATCTAAACCTCTAGACTTCATTTCTTTTTCGAGTTTCTTCTTTTCTTCTTCAATCTGCTCTTTTAATTCTTTGATTTCTTCATCATCCATGAAAAGAATATTTTTATATACATATTCAGATGAAAAGAATGTGGCAAATTGACCGCCAGGTGCATAATTAACAACCCTATCTAGAATATTAAGCCTCTGCTCCATAACCTCAAGTGAAAGCATCTCATCAAAATGGTTATCACTTTCAAATTGAAATGAAATTAATTGTCTTATATTCTCGAATTCAATATCATTAAGAATGTTTTTTAAAGCGAGCTGTCTTTTTAAAAGATCTAAGAAAAGCTTACAAAATCTTCTTCTAAGCCTATCTACGAATTTAGTAAGAGCTACCTCATCTCTTGTAATTTCAGTAGTTTTACCAAATGTGAAACCTGTTGTTGAATCTAATCTTGTAATTGGTACATTTAGCGAATTATAAAGCTTATTAAGAAACCATTGCAATTCTCCGGTTTCGCCGCTAAGGTTGCCACCAGGTAATGTTTCAATTTGTGTTGCGCTACCATTAGATCTACGAGGGAGCCAATAATCCTCAATCATTGTCATGTTTTTTGGATCTGATCTAACAGCACCAGTAACATTATCATAGATCATCTTTGATCTATACTGATTCATTTGTTTTTGAAGAACTTGCTCTGCTTTAGCTGGAGGTAAATTGCCAACATCAATATAGAAAATTCTTCGTTCTGGAGCTCTTGAAAGCTTATAGATCATTGTAGCATCTTCAAGCCCCTTAAGTTGATTCAAAGGCCTTATTGCTTTATGAAGATATGACAACACAACAGAATTAGTTGGATCGAGTAGACCAGAGGTTACTTGAACAACGGCATCATCTGTAATTTGAACAGTACTGTTATTATAAGAGGCGTTTGTATTAGATGGAGAATCAATAAATCCAGCATCTGAATATAGATAGAAACCACTTCTTTCAGCATATAAATCAACACCTGTTCTTTGATCTTTTTGCTGATTTACAACTCTTACTCTTTTTAACTTTCTTGGGTCTAAGTAAGTAAGTTTACCAATACCAACATCTTTATAATTATCTTTATCAACAACTACTTGATATTGCATTCTTCCATCGATATACCATCGACGCAAAATATCATAAGCATCAGAATTAAAATCTAAAAGTTTAATAATATATTCAAATTCATTGATAATTTTAGATTTTAATTGCTCTGAATATTCAACACGATCTAGATCAATAGTAACGACCTTTTCAGCCGCAGTAGAAACTGTTTCATTTATAATAATTTCAATTGCTTTATCAATTTCACCAACATAAGACATTTCTCTATATTTTGAAATTAGTTGCTGCTCTGAAATAATAAGCGGGTCAACATCCATTGAGGTTGACCAACCATAACTATCTCCAACAACTTCTACACCATTATTACGCGTTACTACAAGTGAACCATCATTTGGTTCTTTAGTTATTGATTGAAGTTTAGGTTCTTTTTCTTCTGCTCTAGAACCAAATTTAAAGCCAAAAATTTCCATACATTATCCAATAAAAAATACGTCTTATTATTTATGAGACAATAAGACGTATTAAATTTACTTACTATTTTGTTATTTTTATTTTATGCTTCAGAGCTTCCGCCGTCGCCGGTAATACCGCCAACAACCATACAATCATCAAATGACCAAGTAACTTGGAATTCACCTAACGTGTCAGTAGACTGCCAATCTGTTTCAATAGCAGCAATATTCATTGGCCAAAAGCCATTTAATTGGTAAACGCGAAGCTCTCTACCATCTTTACCAAAAGCAGTAATAAGAGCTGTTGATTTTAATTCATTAACAAGATTTGTTGAAGCAACGTTTCTCTGCATTGCATTAATTTTGTTTTGCCACACTTCAAGAGCATTTTTAATAACGAAATCTTCATCATTAATAACAGTTGTGTTCCATGGCTCTACTGTTCTATCGCCAGGCACAAAAATAGGTCTACCAAAATAATAAACAGGAATCTGTCCAATATTATAAGAAGGAAGCTGAGCTGAACGAACCATGAATGGTGTTTTAAGGTCAGCAGAGGTATCAAAAGGATTTGTGATGATCACCTGGAAGTGAGATGGTCTCCACCCACCGTGGATCAAATTACCTCTAATATCGTTAATAGAAAAACTCAATGTAATATCTCCTAAATTCAGTAATTATTCTTTTGAATATTTATAAAAACTCTGAATTAGCAGTTGACTTCTGTGTGTTTTTATACTAACTTTCTATAAATGGAGTTATAAAATGCGTAGAAATGACGTTGTTTGGTTGAAAGAGGAACCTGGTGTTTATTGGTCATTCTATGGTAGAGTTATTCGTATCATTGATGATAAGGCTCTTTGGATTTGTACAGGAAAACATATCCATTTAACACCGATTGATAAACTCGAAGTTGTTGATTATGTTGGAAAATGGGAATATGCACCTGACGGTATTGTAAAATATTTCAAAAGAGATGCTGATGGATTTATCATTTTTTCTGCTAATAGTATTCGATATCAAAGGAAACCTCGATTTGAATATATGCCATCTCTTCGTAAATTGAAACAATATGCTTCCCATTTTCATGGTCGCAATGTCTGGAAAACACCATTGGATTATGAATATTTGTGTTTGGAGGATTGATATGTCCAAATATGTTAATCACAAACATGGTCTGATTATTGGTTCCGATAACATTTTCTTTCTCAAAGATGATTTGAATGGATTTCGAAAATACAAATCCATCGTTTGGGCGCAAAATTACGAATTTGATGATATAACGGGTGTGAATTTAATGGTTAATACTCCTGCTCAACAAATTCTTTGGAGAAAATCTGAGATAGATGAAAATAAACACAATTATCTTTTACAATCTTGGGTTGATACTTGGTTACAAGAAAATGTTGGAGAAATGTTCAAGGATTGGGACTATGATATTATTGATAGACATGGATTACTTCGTGATAAATCTATCTTCTTTCAAAAGAGGAATGACGGAATTAAATTTATCAAAATGATTTCAAACCACCTTGATGGAATAAAGTTTCCAAAATGAAGACTATTCAAACACAACTAGATGAATAAAAATTGGTAGAGATTAAAAGAGGGGCTTAAGCCCCTCTTTTTAGATTTGCTGTCCGAGGACTTCGCCAATTGCATAATCAAACGATACAGCATTTGCAACTGCAGTAAACTGTAGTTCGATAAAGTTAATTGACTTGTTTGGTACAACGAAAATAGAACCAATAAATTCGTTTCTATCAATAACAACTGGTGTGTTGTTTGTTTCGTCGCAAACAACTTTGAATCTTGTAATACCTCTACGAGACATCACGTCTCTTAGATAAGGTTCAACTGTATTTCTAAAGCGTGCACGAGTATACTGATCGTTGAACTCGAATAGAAGTGCGCGTGCATACTTACTGATAGCCTTTTCGAGCACATCAAACAATCTACGAACGTTAATTCTATCAAAAGCGCTTGGCTTGCCTAGAAGTGTTTTATCGCCATATAAGATAACACCAGCGCCAACTAAGTTAATAACCGAGTTAATGTCTTCCTTATAAAGAGCATCACTATGAGCTTGATTTGGACTAAATGCAAGCCTGATGATATTCTTATACATACCACGATTTTCACCGGCTGGTGACCACCAAGGATCTCTATCAAAGTCAGTTCTTGCCATTAAACCGGCGTCATCACCGCAACCGGCAACCCAGCGATTTTTATTATTGTAGCGATCAAACTGATACTTATATGCGGTTGTCATGAAGCCACGGCCTGAATAGCGAAGTGCGCGTCTAAATTCAATTAAATTGTCGACTTCTTCAAAATTAGCGGTAACAACATCTGATAGTGCGGGAGATATAGTGACAACACAGTCTCTGCGCACCTCTGCAATATTATCAATAATATAGTTTGCTAGACCCTCTCCATGAATTCCACCTACTGCTTTACCAGCAATAATTAATGAAACATCAACATCTTCTTTTGACTTAAACTGATCATATGCGTTAGCTAGATAAGTAAGTGAAATTGTTGATTCAGAAGAAGAAGCAGTACCACCAGTAAAGTTTTGTGTATATACTTCTACAGAAATAGGTGTTATTCCGCTCGCAGATCCAGAAGCAACACCTGAAATATCAGATCCTGCCCAGACATACATTGAAGAATCGTTTAGAGCATCTTTGTAAAATGCTGTTGAACCATTTTCTGCTTTAGCGTCTGTTGCTCTTGAAACGTTGCTGAAAATCTCTAGTACCTGATTAGGCTGGCCGGAAAACACACCTTGTCTATCAACAATAACAATATGCATTTCATCTCCTGATCCGCCTCTTGAGCTAACAAAATCAGAAGTGCCAGGCGCTCTATCAAAAAGTTGGAAGTATTCCCAATTTCTTGTCAATGAAGTGAGCGTTGTTGTTTCAGCAAGCGTGTATCTATTAACGAGATTAATTGTTACTTTTGCATCGCCTGGATCGGTTCCAGCAATAGGCCCACCGATGTTTGAAATCTTAACATACTGAGTTGTGTTTGTTGATGTATTAACTGTGAGCCAATCACCAATATCGAAATTACCTACATAGTTTGTAAGAGAAGCAATTGCAGCTGAGGTATTTCCTGTAGAATCTGTTAAATTAATAACTGCAGTATTTGCACCAGGTGCAAACTCTACTTCAATTGTACTATTTACATCTGTTGTTGGTGTTGAAGAGAAGGCTTCTACAGAAGCGCAAACAGAGACTCTTAAGCTATTGCCAAGAGCGGAAGGATATTTTGCAATAAAGGTAGTATTTGCATCAATAGAATTTTTCTTTACTTCAAAATCGTTAATATTTTTGATTTGCACAGGTGATGCACCTGAACCTGTAATTGCATTATATGTATTTGCATCTGCAGCTCTAGAAACATACAAAGCATTTGAATATGCAAGGAAGTTGCTTGCAATCATGAATGTTTCATAATTATCGTCGTTGGGTGTTCCAAATCTTGTTGCTAGAGTGTTTACATCAGAAACGAGAGTCCTAGCTTCAACGGGACCCCACGAGAAAACGCCGCCAATTGCTCCTACAGAGCTAGAAACACCTGGAATATAAGCAGAAATATCAAATTCTTTAATTTGAATGCCCGGAGATAATTGATACATAAATAAATCCTTTTTATTGTTGATAATATTTATGTGCCGCATTATTTACGCGTAATGATAAATAACATATTCAACAATTCAGGTAAAGCATATATGCAAAAATTTTTAGATAAGTGTATTGAGGTGCACGGCAACAAATATGATTACTCTAAAGTAATTTTAAAACGGGCAATTGATAAAATTGAAATTGTTTGCAAAAAGCACGGATCATTTTGGCAGTACAGACATAATCATATTAATAATAAAAGTGGCTGTCCAGCATGCAATAATGAAAATAGAAAAACTCGTAATCAATATTCTATTGAAGATATTAAAATTATGTGCTCTAAAAAATTTAATAGTAATTATAATTTTAATAATATCAGCTTTAGTGAAAATAAAAAAATCATATTAAACATAGAATGCTATGTTCATGGTAAGTTTAATAGGCGAAGAGCCCAACTTCTACACTCGGATATTGATAATACACCTTGTGTAAAATGTAAAGCAGCAAGACGCGAAAAACTAAAAAATAAACGTGTTGATTTAACACCTAATTTAAAAGAACAAATGTTTTTAAACAACAAATATTCTAAATGGTATTTCGAAATTATAAAAACAAGAAAAATACTTTTAAAAGAAAGAAATCGAGAGAGGCGTCTAAAAATAGCATACTATGAGAATCATCATATAATACCTAAGTGTTTTGGTGGGTCTAATTTAAAAGAAAACCGGGTTCAATTAACGTATAAAGAGCATTATATTGTTCATTGGCTTCTTATATATGCATTAAGAGATAATTTCAAACCCCCAATGAAAAAAGCATTAATTACAATGCAATTTAATAGTCAATTAACTAATAGAAAAATTCCTTCCTGGATGTACAGTAAAATGAGAGATGTGGTAAGAGAAGCTAATAGCGGTAAAAATAATGGGCATTATGGAATGAAGCATACAAATGAAGCAAAAATGAAAATGTCTATTAAAAAGAAAGGAGTATACATAGGAGAAAAAAATCCAAATTATGGAAATAAAATGTCTGAAGAATCTAAACAAAAAATAAGTTTAGTCAACACAGGAAAAAAGCACACAAAAGAAACTATCGCAAAAAGATTAAAAACAAAAATAATAAACGGTAAAAATAGATTAACAAGTGAGCAGAAACTCAAATCAATTAAAAATAGAAGATTATCTATTGAAAATAAAGTTACAAATTTTACAGATATTGAATTTATAAAACATTTGGCTAAACTCAACCTCTATGATACTTCAGGAAGAAAAAACTGTAGAGTTTGCTCGTATATTAGAAAGAGGGGGTGGGATGTAAATGAAACCTATACAATTTTAGCTAGAGAAAAATTATTATATGGATGGGATAAATGCTTATAAATAGACAAGTTAGAAAGGAGAATAATATGGAATCAGTAAAGAGTTGGGCTTCTTCTGCGTGGGAAGCCATTAAAAGCAAGCCAATGGTTTTTGTTTATGGTGCTGTTGTAGGATTTGCTGTAGCACTTTTATTCTAAGAATCAGTTGATTTCTTACCGCTCCTCAGCTATAAATTAAAAACAAGCTGAGGAGCATTCTTATGTTTAAGTATGAAATTGGTGAAAAGGTATATGTTCGTGATGCTGATAATTACATTATGGACGGCCATGATGCGGTGATTATTAATCGTGATATTATTGCAGATATTGAAGTTTACACCATTGTTGATGATCGTGGGTGGTCGACGGCTTATCGTGTCGAAAACCTGTTTCAGCATGAATGAGATAACCGCCGCAAAAATGTATGATTCTATTACAGAGGTAGAAAATCAATGACGCATCAAGTAAATTATCCTACTAAAAAGGCTTTTAAAGAAGCTGTCCTTGCTAATCCAGATTCGGTATATCTAGATGATCCTTCATTTTTTGATCCTGTTTCTGGCTCAGTTACTGAAGTATTAAACAAGAAGAACAAGCAGATCACTGTTACAAATTTTAATAAACGTTCATGGTTTGCTAGTGTTTATTACAAGAACGGCGATATTAGGGTAGATTAAACACTCAGAAATGAGGTTTCTTCAAGCTCATTTAGCCCATCATTTATAACGATAATTCCAAGACCATTGACGTAGTCTTCTACGTCTTGGTCTTTAAATTCTTTTAAGCTTTGGTTTACATCAACATCTGTTATCTCTTTAAAGTATTCTTGAAGAGCGAGCCAAGCAAAAAGCACAAGACCCATAACTAAGTCATCATGCTTACCCTCTTCCGCTTCATAAGATTTACCCTTTTTACTAAATGTCTTTAATTCATCAATAGTATGTTTATCGTTAATAATTAACTGTTTTTGCTCAATAAGAAGCTTTAGCATTGTGCAGCCTGTTGCTTTAACTGATGCGCTTGTATAAACACCTCTATCAATTGCTTTGCTTCCAAAGCCAGAAGAAATTTTCTTGCCTGCTCTACCAGCAGATTCAGTCATAAGAATATTTTCATATTCATATTCCCAAAACAATGCCTCAGCGACAATCGCGCCGGCAGGGCAGTTTAATTCAACTAAAACATATGGTTCATTATATTGCTTGCAAACAGTATTGATAATCCTTGCGTAATCTTGAGGGGTAATTGTGTTTGATCTAAATGTTGCAACCTGCTTATATGGTGTTGATGTAATATCAATTACTGAAAATGCTGAGTAATCAAGCCCCTTGCCTTGTGAAGAGTCGACAATCAATGCATATATATGATTACCAATCTTTGGTTCATAAATTCTAAGATTATCATGAATATGCACTGGGGCTTTTTCTTCAAGTAATTTAAGAGCAGCACCAGAGATAAGAGTGCCAGATGAACCAAGAAATTCGCAGTTTTGTTCAACTTCGAATCTCTCATAATCATAGTTCATATCTTGAAGTGTTTTTTCTTTCCAAACTTCATCTCTTCCATCAACATCATTCCACTTAACTTTTACAAAGGCAAACCCATTTTTCTTTTGTTCTGCTAATTTACAATATTCATAGAAGTGGTTCAATCCATTAGGAGTTGAAGTGTAAATAATTCTTGCTTCTTTATGAGAAGTAATTGTAGGTAGAGTAGAAGCAGCGAAATCTTGCCATTGTTCAACGAATGCGCATTCGTCAATATAAAGCATGTAAATTGCTTTACCACGAATAGAAGATCCTTTAGATGCGTTGGCGAAAATTGTACAACCATTTTCAAATTTAATAGATTTCTTATTCCAAATTTTTACGCCACACTTTAGAAATTCTGGTAAGTTTTCAAAAGCTTCTTTAATTCTATCTAGAATTTCAACAGCTGTTGCTTGAAGGTTTGCAAGAAGAGCTATATTTTTATTCATATTAAAAAGCGTTGCATGAAGAATAATAACAGTCGCAAGCGTAGTCTTACCAACTTGTCTTGCAGTCAACATGATTAGGCGTTTTGTTTCTTGATACTTTCTAAGTGCTTCTTCTTGGTATGAATATAGTTTAATTTGCATTAAACCATGTTCTTGGTGGACTGCGTAGAAATAGTTATTAGCAAAATATACAGGATCAGCTGCACATTTTTTATATTCTTCAATTTCCCATTCTGAAAAGGTACGCTTTAATCCAGCTTTTGGTAAGAGCGGATTACCTTTATAAAAATTATTAATTTCCAGCATTGTAATAGTATTTATCAGTTGCATCTAAATCAAAAGTGTACTATATTATCTTTAAGAAATGGAGAGAGTTATGAAAACCTTCACTGCTAGCCTGACTAAGAAGCAAGCTTCGATTCTTCTTAACCTGATCGACAGCGAAACTAATGAATATTTTGCTGCTCGAGATATGACGCAAGTTGAAGTTGCAGATTTGTATCTTGCTATCGATGAAGCTTTTCAGGCTGCTGAAGATGATGAAATATTGAATGGAGATTAATTAAATGAAACAGATGCTATCTGCTGCTATTAAGTTTGCTGTTGAAAAGCATGTTGGACAATTTGACAAGGATGGTAATCCTTATATCACACATTGTGATTTAGTAAAAGGAGAATAAAAATGATTAAATTTGATGAATTTATTGAGCTCGCTTCAAGAGTTAATACTAATGATTATTACCATTCTAAGTATGTAATAACATTCGCTGAACTTAAGGATATGTTTAAGTATACATATTTTGACTTCAATGATATAAAGGATAGTGATTATATTATCTTTGAACGTATTCGAACTGGTGGCGCCAGTGGTGGTTCTTGTTGGGGCGATGAGCCGCAAAGTTTTACAGAAAAGTATCAAGAGCCAGAAAATCTTGATAGGATGTTTGAGATTATCGCACCAAATATTAGCTTTATGCAATATAAGAGGCTTACTCGTGAGGTTGATCAAGCTGTTGCAAATTACACCGAATGTGAGTATTATGGTAACTACAATGAGTACAGCATTTATGCGTGGAATCTAAATGACTTGTATAAGAAAGTAAAAGAATTAAATGCAGAAAAGTAAGTACATTCTTATGATTATTGGTCTTCCTGGTTCGGGGAAGACCACATTAATCAATAAAATGACTGATATTTTAAATGATTTTATTGATGCTGTTGTAGTTGACGATATCAATTCATTAGATCAACTACCGGTAGACTTTAAAAATGTTTTAATTCTTAGTTCTCCTCTTTTTTGCTATAAAGAGACAAGAGAGAAGGCTACTTCAGAATTAATGCGACGTTATCCAGATGCATTAATAAAATACGAGTTTTTTGAAAATGCTCCTGATAAATGTTGGGTAAATGTAATGAATAGGAATGATGGTAGATTGATTTCACATTACTCAATTGAGCATTTATCTGAATCATATCATATTCCAATAGGAGTTATCGGGACAGAAGTGTTTACTTCAAATGGGTAATGACATTAGGTACAGAATTGTTGAATTTAATAGAAAGTATATAATCTATTCTTTTAAAACTGTTTCTTACAAATTTGGTGGAATGCCAATTGAAGTAGATGTTAAAAATTGGATTCGTGAATGTAACACGGAAGAAGAAGCATTAGAAACGATAAGGATAATTAAGTAAATTATGAACGCAAAGGATCAATTCTTTTAAGTTACATTAGCTTAGGAGAATAAAATGTACGAAGTAAGAACTCTTTTTAACATCAAATTCTTTGAAACCAAGGATGATGTTGTTAACTTTTATTGGAGTGATTTCTGTTATGGTTCAAAATACTATGAGAACATCAGGGTTCTTGATAGTTATACTCGGCAACCCATAGATATTGAAGTATTTCTTAGTCTTTTTCAAAAGAAGCTTACCGAAAGGAAGCTTTTCTTTGCCAAGCGGCGCTATGGCAATTATATTTTTCGTTCTGGCCCGGTACCTCATACAGGTCGAAGAAAATGGAAAGGTGGTATGAGATATCCTCGTACAAAACAGGAACTCTCTCAGGAGAAGCCAACGAGAGCTAAAAGAAACCATCTTCCTACCACTTGGGATGATCCATGGCGCAGCACTGAAAAGAATTGGAAGTCACAGAGAAAGACTCAGTATAAAGTTGATTTTTAATGAGAAATCAACGATATTATTTCTATAGGAGATTTAAATGAAGCCACAACAACTCTGTGAATATGTGCATGAAGAACAGAAGCTCTTTTTTATTAGCTCAATTAATGAAGATCGTATTAATGTAGAGGCTAATATTGAAAAGCAGTATGGTAGAGCACGATCACTTCATAAAGCGATGCTAGCTGGGAATACTAATGAAGTTAATTCGGGATTTATGTATGCTCTAATTAACACAAATTTTTCTGGGTGGCGAGTCAACCATATCAGTGAACTACTAAGCACCGCAGAAAAAACTAGCACTGAAAAACTAAGATTGATTGAAAAATATGAAGCTGACGACTTTGTAAATGTAGGCTCTCGAGATTCTACTAAGGGTGAATACGGTAAGGGACAAAGACCTGCACGTTGGAATGTTAAGCTTAACGTTAATAATCTAACCAAAAGTAAAATCTTCGATAAAATTGAATTTTTATTTCGAGCAGCTAAAACCAAGCCTAGCAATGATGCTGTGAATGCTTTATACATGGCTATTGTATGCCCTAACTCACATGGACCTATGGCTAAGAATTTTGGCTCTTATAATGTTGAATCTTTGTCATCGATGTTTATGTTCGTTAGGAATTATCAGGGATTGGATCTACCATGAAAAAGCTTAATGTTGATGATAGGGTTGCACTTTACAATTTACCTCCTGCATCTGATTTAAATGATGTACAGGGCACAATTCTAGGAATTGGGTGGTCGCTAGGAGATACGAATCTAGTTGGCTACAATGGATATATCGTGCTTCTAGATGAACCGTATCTTGGAAATAAGGCTATTCTAATTACAGATGCTTGCATTAAGCATATCGAAGAAGGGGTAGTAGAATGAAGCGATTGCTGCTTATTGGTATGCTTGTTTCCTTGGCGGGGTGCGATCTTGATAAGTCATATCCTAATGATGCATTAGCCATTAAAAAATGTCAGGAAGCAGGCGGCGAACGTCTTTCTAAAAGGTTCGTCATGGGCTACATTTACGTTTGCTATGATAAGGCCGGCAACGTGGCTATTAAAGAACTTAGAAGCATTCCATTCTATGATGATTCTATTGCTATTAATGAATAAGGAAATTATGATATGAAGTTTGACTTGCCTACACGCCAGGTAGAAACTAGTGGTGATCTTAAAGTTAAGGAAATTGGTCTTTCTGCTAATGCAAAAGCCTATAAAATTATTTTTGGCCAAATTTATCCAGATATTATTAAAGCAATTGTACGTGAAATTTTTGCTAATGGTTGGGATTCACAAAAGGAAGCTGGTAATTTAGACACACCTATTGATATTCATCTTCCTACTATTTGGGAACCATATTTCTCTGTGCGAGATTATGGCACGGGGATGACCCCTGAAATTATTGATGGTGTGTATGCTGAAGTCTTCGAATCTACGAAAGATCAGGATGATGAAGGTGTTGGGATGTTTGGAATGGGTTCCAAAACACCTCTTGGTTATACTGACTCATTTGCACTTACATCGTATGTAGATGGTATGTTTTATGCTTATGACGTCTATATTAACGAAACCGGTAAAGCTGTTATTGCACTTAAGGCAACAGGCGAAACAACCGAGCCCTCTGGCGTAGAAGTAATGGTTGGTGTAAGAAAGGAAGACTTTAACGCATTCAAGAGCAATGCAGAAACATTTGCCTTAAATGCCGGTACACCAGTAAACATTAATCGTGAGCGGTTTCTTGTAAAAAATGATACTATGCTATCTGGCGAAGATTGGGTTCTTAATGAGGGTGACCACGGAATCTTTATTCGAATGGGCTGCATCGTTTATAAAATTGATAAGAGCTTATTTCTTTCTTCGCTAGGCTATTCTAGCTATAGCTACGTTAGCAACCAAGTAAAATTAGCGTGGAGCGAAGCCCTTGCTTTACCTCTTATTATTAACTTTCCAATTGGAACATTTAAGGTAACAGGTTCGCGTGAAGATATTCAGTATAATGTTGAATCTGCAAACGTTTTAAAGGAGAAAATACTTTCTGTCCTTGAAGAAATTAGGAACACAATTCTATTTGATATTAGTAATAAGAGTGCTATTGAAGAGGCTTACCAGCTAATGTCATTCTTCAAAAAACTTAAACTCATTGACGTGGCTAAGGATAGACCTAAATGGAAATCTTGGCCCCTATCTAAGATGTTTAAAATTATGCAGCGGCTTGGATCAGATGTAAATGTTTCATTTAATCCTTATAGTTCTCGCACACATAAGTTTTCTAGAAGTTTTCTAAAGGGCAACGCAATTGATCCATTTGATCTTTATACTAAGAATGCAACCACATATGTTGTGATAGATAATGATGATTGTAGGAAGAAGTATCAACGATTTCAAAAATTACTAAGCACTTTAAACTCAATAGGCTATAAGAGCAGCGTAGCTAAGTCATATACTAATAACGATTACAACTATAATATTCTTTGGGTACAATGTAAGCCAGATACAAGTCTTGCTCGCTTAAACGCTATTTTACCGAAAAAAGCTTTTGTTATTAATATTCGTGATATTGAACCAGAAGCTCTCCCACCTCGCGTGAAGCGCGAGAAGAAACTTGATTTGTGCACTCGACTAACTGGCAGACAAGGAAAGTATTATGTTCGTTCTGGACTTGAAGAGCCCGAAGAAGAGGGCTATTATATTCAGGTAAGGGGGCGACGAGTTACCGATCAAAAAGCAATTTACGATGCATTAACAATTCTTGATATTAGTATCGAAGAAATCCACGTTATCAGTGAAATGAAGAAGGGTTTAATTGACAAGTATAATTTAATTTCCTTATTTGACGCTGCAGAAGAAGCAAAGAAAAATATTTCATATAATGAGTCAACAATTTTCTCTAATGCTGCTTACAATATTAGATGTAGGAGAGCTGCAGAAGCAAGTTGGTGCGCTACAGGTAATATAAATCTTCTTGCAAATCTGTGTAAATTTACATATGTTGAAACTGATGTTGATGAAAACTTTTTAGCTGATATTAATGAAAATGTTAGTAATAAGTTGATTGAATTTGAAGAAATGATATTGACTCGACTCAATAAGTTAAGAGCCGACCATCCAATTTTAGCATATGTAAATTCATATTATATAAACCAAGAAGCCGAAAACATTTTAAAAATTATAGGAGAAATTGAATGATTCCGTGTACTATTAATGAAAATAGCGTTACGTTCTTTTTTGCGGGCCGTCAGCGCTCCATTGCAAAGGACCATCCAAATTATGAACTAATTTTAAAGTCGATCAAGGAGAGTAAACACGCTTATCTGGAAGATTTGCTTAATACTAAGAAAACTGTAATAAAATATAGCTCAGGAAATATCTCTATTGGTTCTGATGATCTTGTTTATTTTCAAGATAAGCTAGTACCAGAATATCTTGCAACGAGAATTATTGAGCACTATAACACTAACGTAGAATTTATTGCTCCGTTAGTTGCTTTTGCTGAAAAGCTTATGCAAAATCCAAACAATGATGTAAGGTCGGATCTTTATCGTTGGCTTGAAGTCGGTAAAATGCCAATTTATGAAGATGGCGATTTTCTAGCATATAAACTAGTCAATAATGATTTTAGTCCTATTCATAAGGGTCCGTACGGTCAGGATCAATCACCTGGTAATACAGTTGAAATGCCTCGTTCAGAGTGCGATGAAAATCGTGATGCGACTTGCTCAAGAGGATTGCACTTCTGCTCATATGAATATCTTCCTAAATTTGAAGGGTGGAATGATTCTATTCAAAACAAACGAGTAATTCTTCTAAAGATTAATCCAATGAATGTTGTTGCTATTCCAAGAGATTACAACAACACAAAGGGTCGTTGTTGTGAGTTTTATTCTATGATTGAGATTGATCGTGCAACAATTGAAGAGGATTTTGGTGATTTAGTAGTTGTAAGCAAGAAGGCATTCAATTATGATGATGCTGAGGTTGATGAAGTGTTTGATGAAGTGTTTGATGAGTATCAGCAAGTCAAAGATGAGATTCTAGCGTGTGAAGGTAATAAGACTCAGGCTGCTAAAAATCTTGGAATTTCACGCTCGCATCTCTACACAATTCTTAAAAAGGGTGATGTCCTTCCAAAATCTAACAAAGAAATCGCAGAGGAAGCTGTTGCAAAACACAGCGGCAATAAGACCCAGGCTGCTAAGTACTTAGGCATCCCGAGGTCAACGCTTTATAGGTGGTTAAATGGAAATTCCTGAATTAGAATATCTCCATATTGATGATTTGAAGCTCTCTGAAATACGAGAGCTTCACTATTTTAATAGTCATCAAATTATTGAATTGAATAATGGAATGATGTACCTCTTTAGAAGAGATTTAACCTATTTACCTAGAGTAGATTATAATAAAGAAAGCAATTTTCTAACAGTTCACTGGTAACAACATGGCGATTGACCTTCAAAGTCTTCAAGAATATGATAAACTTTCAGATGAGGTAAAAGCTCAATTTAGAAAATATAATATTGATTTTTATTATCCTGCTTGGTCGCAATGCGTGATCTTTGCAAATGATGAGAATGAAGCTTTTCAAATGTTTAAGAAAATATATGAATCACTTTAATGGTTCAACTGGTATATTGATATTAGCCGCTCTTATTTTATCTTTCATTTCTTCAACATTGCCAGCAAAAATTTTAGTTACATATTTTAAGGGAATAGGTTTATCTGAAAGAATGAACTCTTCACTTTCATTTGTTTTTACAACTTTTTCTAAGCGGCGCCCTAACCAATAACTAACAGGCTTAACTTGATACCTGTGTGTTAAAGCCTGCTGATCAAATTCGAAAATTACTATATACCTCAATAGCAAATCTAATTGATTTAAACACCAACTCTTAGCAAATCTATAATCTCTAGTTGTCGACAAACCATTAATAAGTTTACGATTTGAATTTGAATTTGTTTTTGGCATTATAATTGGAATTGACTCGCCGCCTAAACCTGGCTGTCTGAGAAACCGATAAGGTGTTTTTAAGAGCAAAAAAGACTGATGTATTGTATCAACATTAAATGCACCTTGTGTTAAAATCTGATAAGCTGAGGACAGATTAGTGCCATGATATAAAGGAGCCATTCTTGCTTCTGTTAGGTAGTTTTTAAATGTGATCATAATATCTTATAAAACTTGAACCGTATTGCTGTTGGATAGGTACAATATCTCTTTCATATTTTTCTGGCCACCGTTTAGCGTACTGGCGGCTTATATAAATTCTAGTAATATAACTAAATGGAATTGATCTTTTACCCGTTATAACAAACTCTTCAAACTCATTAGTGTAATGTTTCTCTCCCATTTCGCGTGAACCACGCGTCTCTGATGTAAAATAAGAAATAGGCTTAATTTCAAACATTTGTGCTAATTTCTGCTGATCAAATTCTAATACAATACCTTCATTTCTTTCGCCGCTCACCCAACTTACAGCAAACTTTAACGATCTAGTTGTAGACACACCAACTTGATTATCATTTTTTAATATCTTATGTGCTGCTTGAATGGTTTCTCCTCTAATTCCTCTTCTTACAATAGAAGAAAGGTAAGCAGCACTTGTTCCATGATATAATGGAGCCATTCTTGCTTCTGTAATGAATTGTTTAAATGTGATCATTTGTTAATAAACTTTCCATCATACCAAAGCTTCGGGTAGTTTAAAATCACATTATCCTTTATAGGCTTACCGGGCTTCACCATAACAATTAACTTGGTTACATACTTATCAAAATTCTTAATATTTCGCCCTACAATTCTCTCTTCATATTCATTATAGATACTAAAAGCTCCTTTAAAGCGAGCTACATTATCAAAGAAATTAAAAGGATAAATTTTATAATTTTGGTTTAATTTTTGTTGATCAATTTCAAATACAACAGCTTCATCTGGTCTCTCGCCAGCCTGCTGAACCGCCCACCTCTTTGCAAAATGTAAACTCCGTGTGAATGAAATTGCTGGCTCTGCTGAACCTAAATCACCTATAGATTTTTTTAGTTCATTGTGTTTGATAATATCACGAGCAGCATAAATTGTTGTTCCATGATAAAGTGGAGCCATTCTTGCTTCTGTTAGGTAGTTTTTAAATGTGATCATAATTTTATCTTAAAAATTCGCATTTAATTCCCCTATTTGTGCCTAATTCTTTTTTAATAGTCACAGGAAATGGTGAATAAATTTTCGTTACATACTTAAGCGGAATAGGATTGCTTGAGACGATAAATTCCTCATATTCATTTAAATCTTCGCCTTTGTAAATGTATCTACCAATATTAAAGCTTATTGGTTTAATTTGGTATTTCTGTGTTAGTTTTTGCTGATCTAATTCAAAAATAACAATATCATCTTCGCTAAGATCCAACATTCTCTTACACCATGTTTTAGAAAATCTATAACTGCGTGATGTTGAAAGACCGTATATACTTTTGGTTGTTTTGTTATCTTTTGGAAATGGTAAATTTGTTTTGCTGTCATATATTTTTGTTACTTCACTTTGGTGTGCAAGAGGCGTCCTTAATAGCATAAACGAATTATGACTTGTGGTAGTTCTAAAGAAGCCTTCAGCAATAATATTTCTACCATTATTCCAAGAGGTGCCATGATATAATGGAGCTAGACGAGCTTCTGTAATAAATTGTTTGAAACTAATCATAATTTTATCTTATAAACTCTTCTAGTATTATCTGGATCAGTAACTTCTAGCTTACCATTATACTTACTAGCAATTCTTTTAGCTAATTTATCATATAATTTAATTCGACTTGCATATAGTTTATCACCAGTAAATTCGAGCGTCGATACCTTGTGCTTCTTTAAGTTATCGTCAAGAATATCACCTATAGTCCTAAAAACTTTTACAGGGTTTGGTGTATTATCTTGTCTTTTATATGTTGTATTATTAGCACTAAAGATAATTTCTACATTTTCTTTACTATCATCATAAAAGAATTCAACTGCATACTTTGTTTTAGATTCATCTACAAACCAATAAACTGAATTAATATTCGAAAATTTATAGCTTTCATTTAAGAATTCTTTAAATGTAATCATTCTTCTTCTGGCACCTGCAAACCACTATCTATTTGAATAATTCCATAATTATCATCTTCTTCAATGTCCTGATATGGAATTGTTTCATTGATATCATCTGTTGGCTCACCATCTACGGTTAAACCAGGGATAATAATTGTTTTTTCAAAGAAAGAATCAAGTTCAAGACTTGAGTGATAATCAAGAATAATCTTTTTGATTTGTTTGCCTTCATCAACCGGACCATAAAGCCATCCATGCATAACAAAGTCAATATCCCAAACAGTCTTTCTTAATCTTTCAAACTCACCTTCATATTCATCCTGACTAGAAATAGAAACATAATCGGTTGTGATGCGATCCATATGATCAAAATCTTTAAGTAATTTAACATCAACTGTATAATCAGGTTGAAACATAAAAAGTACCTGCTCAACAATTTTAGTTGCATCTAGTAAATTTTTAGTCATAATAGAGAGTCTAAAATTAATATCCCAGGGTGCACCCCTAAGAATTTTTTTAGTTCTCTTATTAATAATATTTCTTCTTTCAAGCTTCCTTTGTGTATCAAAAGCAAGACCTGTTATCTCATATGACATTCTTGGAAGTTGAATAGCACGCTTTTTATGTGATGTTGGTTTTGTATTTGTCATCGCTAAAAATTTTTCTTTAGGACCAAACTCAATTGGAACTTTAAATTTTTGCAATGCAGGGTTAGCTTCATCGCCCCTTTGAATGATAATATCATTAAAGAATGTACCAAAAACTACTGAATATTTCCAAAGAAGTTGATGTTCAAAAGGTGTCATTGATTAATAAATCTCTGTTTATCCCAGCTGTAGAGTAGCGGATGTCTTATAATATCATCTGACCACCATGTGATATCATCAGTGAAAACTATTATCTTTTTAAGATATTTTGAGAGTGGCTTAATAGGTTCTGTAATCATTTCTTCAAAAAGCTCTTCATATTTTGAACTTTTTGATTTATACTGCTTCACTTCTTGTTTTGTCATTTGTTTATCTGTTTGAGCCCAAACATGCGCCATATTAACAGGGCTCAACTTATAGTTGTGCGTTAATTTGTGTTGATCTAATTCAAAAGAAACGTTATTTTGTCGTCCTACCCATAAACTCGCCGTTCTAATTGATCTTGTTAATGAAATTGCTTGACTGATTTCTTTTGAATTATATTGACCTATACGACGAGCTGGTTTAAGCACATCAGAAATAAGTATTTCTTTTGCACGCTCCTTATTTGTTGCATGATAGAGCGGTGCAGATCTAGATTCTGTTAGGTAAGATTTAAATGTGATCATATCTCTTATATTTAAGTTGCAATTCGTTTAGAATGATATTATAAAATGAATTATGTCAAATTTACTAGAAAGATGCTTATCATTCGCGCTTCAAGCGCACGAGGGTCAGGTTGATAAAGCCGGGTTGCCCTATATTCTTCATCCGATTCATGTTATGATGGCGATTAAAAAAGCGTATAATGATCATAATGAAGAGCTTCTTTGTGTTGCTCTTCTACATGATGTTATGGAAGATTCGCCTGCAACTGTTAATGATCTCAAATCTATTCAGGGAATGACGCAGCGAGTTATAGAATCACTTGTTCTTCTTACGAGAAAGAAGGGACAATCTTATAAAGATTACATTCAAGAGCTTATCGATTCGAAAAATTGGTATGCATTAATGGTAAAGAGATATGATCTTCTACATAATGCGGATCTAACCAGACTTTATAATACTAAAGCTAACCCTTACAGTCACCCAAGCTCAGAAGATGTAAAGAGGTATGAAAAATATATTCGGGCACTCAAGCAAATCAATGCTGAATTAGGGATAAAAGAGTATTCTAATGTTTAATTTTTGGAAAAAGAAAGAAATAACTCCTGAAGAGCTTAGAGAATTTAACCGCGTAAAGGTTAAAGAAGTACAAAGTTACGTTAGTGGTACCGACGTTGCACAAATGACATTAGATTTTCAACGTGAGTTTCGAGAAATTTATGGTTCTGACACTATGTATAATTTTATAGCGATAGGACCACTTCAATCTTTTATTGGACTAGCAATTAAAAACGGATATTTAAAAAAGGTATAAAAATATGACATTTAGAATTGGACAAGAAATTATTAGTAATTATAATTATGTATATATTCCAAAGGGTACACGCGTTAAAGTTGTTGGTGTAACAAAGACAGGCTCTTTGAAACTTGATGGAATCCCAGGCTCTTACCTCGCAAATAAGTTTATTGCGAGACGCGAAGATCGTGAATATAATCTTGATAGCACTACTGGTAAGTTAAATGATCAAAGCTCGTTATATATTGCTGTCTCTATTCCACATACTGTGGATAGCGAGCTTAATAGTAGAGACTTAATTGAGGCATTTCTTCTAGATTATTCTAATAATCATGATGGTTTAGGTGATGCTTATTGTGGATTTTTTATTGGCTATAAAAACGCAGTTTATAGCCACATTAATCAGAGTCTTGAAATTGATCCAGATGAATATTGGATTGTTGCAGAAATTAAATCAACACACTTCATACCATTGAAACCCGTAGTTAACTACTTATAAGTTGACTTCTTTATAAAAATAGACTATATTCTCTTCATCAAATGGAGATAGCAATGAATCTTGTAAATGAAGCTATTAAGGGTATTCGTGAAGAAACTGTTGAATATATTGTGAGCCGACAGGTTGCTTATAACGAATGGTGCTTGAATAAGCTTGCTGAGCACGATTGGGACCTCAACACTGCGTTTCCTTATCCAAGCTCGCTTAGTTATCGCTCTCGCGGCGAGTATGTAATGCAGAAGAATACTCATAACTTTGTTCAGTGCCGTCTTACTAAGCAGGATAAAGATCGTCCCTACTCTTATCATATTAATGGTCCTATGTATCGGGTAAAGGATGAAGAGAATATCAAGAAGCTTCTTGATTTTACGCGGCATGAAGCTAATGTTGATTTTGACGCTTATGTTATCAAGCTCACCAAGAAAATTGGTCTTGATACTGTTGAATCAATCGTTCTCGATGAGAAGCATCGTTATCTTTGGGATTACTCGATTCTACACGTGACTCGTAAAGATGGAACTAAGGAAGTTTGGAAGACTATGATTATCACTAAGACTTCTAAGCTTGGAACTGTTTTCAATCAGTGGCCTACGAGAAAGATGAAAAATGTCTAATTTAACTCTTTATATCGCTATTGAAGTAACTGATCTGCACGACTTTGAGTCTATTGCAGATCAGTTAAACTCAGGTGAATATATCAATATAATATCAGAGACGAGCTTATCTAAGCTTAAAGATAGGCTGAATATGAAGCCGCAGTCTACTAAGTGGCTTTTGGTGTCAGGTCATCTCTTAACAGAAATTTATGAGGTTAAATGATGTTTATTGTAAAAGCAACTGAAAAGTGCACAAATAAAACTGTATTTGCACGAAGAGGCGACAAAATGTTTCCATATATGTTTGCCCGCGGCTACAGTGACTACAATGACTACACAGGTAGAAACTATCAAGAAGCGTCAATTTATTCAGAAATAGATGCTATTAATATTATTGATGATCTTAATGATAAATTGAATAGAAATTATGGGTTATGGATTGAAAATTGGGAAATGATTAAAGTTTGTTAATTACTTCTTTAGAGCTTTGCTAATAGCCTCTGCTCCAATACCGGCAACACCAACATAAAATAGGTTTTGCCAAACAATATCAGCGTACTCTTTTAATTGAGGGGGTAGCGCGGCCACATCTGGTAGGGCGCCATTAGCTAAACTATCAAGCATACCCCATCCAAACCATAATGAAACCGGTACTGTAGCAATTAACCAAGGGATCCAAAAGATCTTATGCTGCATTCCGGTTTTTATTACTTCAGCGCTTTGTTTAGCGCTTTCGAGCTTCGTATTTAATCGTGCAAGTTCAACATCTGCTCTAATACGCTCTGCATCATTCTTTGCTTCTTCTTTTATTTTTGTCCATTGATTAATACCATCGACAACTTTGCCGAGAGGATCAATCCCGAGAAGCTTAAGAAGCCACTGCATATTATCTCTTGCTCTTTATCTGAGCATATAGAAACCAGCCAAGTGAAATAAGATTAACGCCAAGACCTACATACATTTCAATATTTGAGTCTTGCATACCACCATAACCTACAATTGCAACTCCAATTGCATGTAAAATATGTCTAATATATCCTTGCACTTCTGGCGGTAACATTGTTTAATCTTTCTTGAATAGCTTACTCAATATTTCAAGTATGAGTTCGAAGATGCCTTTTTCGGTTTTAGTATCATTGGCTGGAGGTTTAGAGGTTTCTTCTTTAGGAGGAGTAACGGTTGTTCCGTTATCGGTTGTGGGCGTCTTGGTATCTTCAAGTAAGACTGTTTTAAGATTAACAGTTCCGTTACGTATGAGTTTACCTGAAGTATTAGCAGTGTAAAGAGGAGCAACTGTAGAACCATACTTACCATTTAATGCAATATCCCTTTCAAAATCTCTTCTACCTTTTAGTTCTGGTGGTTTAAGCCATCCATGAAAACCATTTTCGAAGGCTAGTTTTTTGTTGCCAGCATTTAGATTTTTAAGAAGATTTGATTTCTTAAAATTAGGCTCACCAATATTATAAACAAAGTGTACTAATGCATCAAATTCGTTTTGTTTTAAAGAAACTTTAACATTACGAGTTACAATTGCTTCATACTTTGGTAAGTCTTCAGCAAACAAATCAAGAACTTGCTTGACTGTTAGCTTTTTCCCAATATAATTTTTTGGATTAATTCCTCCAGCAGACGCAGTGTGGCCAATACCTATTGTCCAAACACCTACTGAATCAAGATAGGCTGTGTCTACCAAACCTTCTGATACTGCTAAAGCAATTTTTCCCTGTGCTGACGTTTTCATAATAATATTTAGTTCAAATGAATTTTACGCGGAGATCTTTACCTAATTCAGAATATTCTTTAGGATCTCTATTAACTAAAATTGAAGTTATGTATTTTGATATATCTGTGATCTTATCTGTAATAATAATTTCTTCAAATTCATTCATACCTATTGCATGATTCATGTACATTGGCTTATGAAGGGTAAAATTTCTTTTATCTTTCTTCCCAATCCAATCATCTGCTTTACCCTCTTCACGCGAAACAGCCCAATTCTTAATTGGCTTGATCTTATATCTTTGACCTAGTTTTTCTTGATCAAAGACAATAATTGCTACGCTTTGATGTGCTGCATCAAATCTCATAAAATGCTTTGCTTGCTTAAGGCTTCTCGTGGTAAAGATTACCTTTTTACCATCTGTCTGACCAGCAAATTGCATAGTACCATACATTGTATTATCATCAAGAATGCGGTTAGCTGCAGACATTGTTGTTGAATGATAGAGAGGCGCAGATCTAGATTCTGTTAAAAATTGACTAAATGTAATCATTACCACGCCAACGGATCTGTAATGACCCATTGTCCATTGGGTCTCTGCATAATATTTTCTGAATGCATATCATCATCTCTACCAGTTGATTTAAGATATCTTACAATTTTCTTCATATTAGGATCTTCTGACTTCCAGAGAATTTCAATAACATCATGAATATGTTTTTCCCTCATTTTAGGATGGATTAGATATTCTAATCTAATTGCTTTATATTCAGTGCCAGTGATTCTAACTGGTTTACCTTTAACTTTAGGTACATATGGATTATTTTGATTGTTAAGTACGAAATTTAACCACATATCAAATCCTTCATCTTGTCTCCACACTTTAACGACAAAAGGATAATTCTCGTGTTTATAAACAACGGCATAGAATCCCTCGCCTATTTTAGTAAACTTATATTTTCTTGCGAGAGAAGTTATTGCAGTGTTTGTCTCTATTTGACGTAAAGAATTAAAAGTATGTCCAGGCATACTATTAATAGCTTTAAGAATCTCATTCATATTTGGCTTATATAACTCAGTTATAAATTGCTTAAATGATATCAATTTATGATTTTCCTTGTTTTATAAGAATAAATTGGTATATTATATTTACGCAGAGTTTTTACATTTTTTTCATAGTTACGATGTATCTCGCTGATATAAATTTTTGTTACGTATTTTTTAAAATCCTTAATAGGGCCAATAACTGCTTCTTCGAATTGATTGTCGAAATGATAATTTTTCCCAGGACTTTCAAACTTGCTTGTTGGTATTCTGCGGGCACTGTCCATATACCCTATCTCACGCTGTCCAAAATAGCTATATGGCACAATTTTATACTTATGTGATAATTTTAATTGATCAATTTCAAAAATCATTCCATCGTCAATGCCGCCCATTTCATATATCCACGCTTTAGCAAACGTAAAATCTCTCGTTAAAGAAACAGTCCTTTTATTCAGACCAGGTTCTTCACCACCGGGACGCATATAATTGTCTGCTAGTATAGACGCACCTCTTTCATATAGGGTTGCGTGGTATAAGGGAGACATACGAGCTTCTGCTAAGAATTCTTTAAATGAAATCATAACTTAGTAATCCTAAATGTATTACCATTTTTCTTATATGTGCCATTCATTTCTCTTGCTGCAATTTTACTAAACCTCTCGTAGACTTTATTAGTTCTTGAATCGAAGGATTGAAAATCAATTTCATCTCCTGTATTCATTATAGGTTTTAATTTTGTCTTAATAATATCTATAACAGTTGAATAAACTCTAATTGCAGTCTTAGTATCATAATTACCAACCAGATTAAGTCTTCCATCTCTATCAAAAGCTATTGTGTAAGTAAGGTTTTGATCTCCATGAATATTTCCTGCTATTCTCTTAATAATAGCAACAGTAAATTTTTCACCTCTAATAGAAAATTCTACTAAGATAGGATCACTTGGATAAATAGTTTTCCATACTTCAATATTACTACCATTAAAGATTTCAGTTAGGAATTGCTTAAAACTAATCATCTTATATTTAATTTAACCCTCTAAGTAGACGCCTATCCAATTCTGTCGCGAGGGGGCTCGCTATAATCCCTCAAGCAGTTTTCTTCAATATTTTTGATTTCTTCATCTGCCTCACGCTTAATATCTTGTGCGTTAACAGTAATTCCACCAGGTAAAGTAGCCGAAAACTTACCTAGATTTTCACCCCATTGCCTTTTAAGTTTAGCAGTTGCATATCTAATTAACCACCGATCAGACCAAATATTTGGATTAGCATCCGGATCTAAAATTTGATGACCATCTAAAATTAAAATATCACCCACATTATAATTCTGCCAATTAGAATCAAGATAAACACGATTTTCAAGCATGTTAAATCTAATAGATTTCATCCCTGTTAGAAGAAAATTAATCATATCATAATACGTCTTATTCATATAAAATGAAAGAAATGAGCCTGTTAGTGTACCCTGATTAAAGAGTAAATCATAATTTACCTGCCAAGCACCTGAATAAATGCTTGTATTGAGCCCCATCCCAGAGTTAGAAGTTGAATCGTAAATATCAGTTACACCAATCAAATCTCTCGGTACATCAAACCAACGATTATCAATATCAGTTTGAGTAATAGAATGCACATAATAAACGTGTGTTGATCCATTATAATGATAATCTCTAAAGTATTGAAGAGCCTCATCAACAGCAATATCCGCCTGAAATTCAGTTATATTAAGCTGAATTACTGGTTCTCCGAGTTTTGCTCTTATAAGATTTTTGAATGATTCCCTATCAACAGGGTCTGTGATTCTGCCTGTGCCCATGAAAAATTACCTTTTATATATTTATCAGTTGCAATAAGTACCTTTATGTACTAAGATACCTCTACAGCATGGAGAAATGAAATGAGCACTATTCACAATTTTAGTATGACTGAAAAATATGCTGAACTTATTCATGAAACCATTAGTGATCGAATTAGTACTTACAAAAATTGGATTGCAAGCGCTGTTGAGGATCAGGATTTCGATAGAGCACAAAAACTCACTAAAACTCTTCGTGAATATCAAGCTATTTACGCTGCTTTTAATATGCAGGCTAAGAATGATTATGCTAGGTCATACGTGAAACCGATCCGAACAAACCATGTTGTTCGTGAAATTAACAGTTGAACTCAGTACTAAAGTAGACTACATTATAAACATCAAAGGAGAAATGAAATGCGTGATACTTTTAAGAATAAGGTTCTGGACTTTGTGAATGCTAACGGTCGCGATCAGAAGCGTCAGTTTTATATCAAGACTTTTATGGATTTTGGCATGACTGAGAATTCTGCGTCGATCTATCACTTCCTTCATGTTACGAAGGCTAAGAAGATTAGCAAGATTCAGGTTACTAAGGGCCCTGCTCGCGATCCTAAGACTGGCCGTTTCCTTAAGAAGGCAGCATAATGGATAAAATTGAGGTCTCTGAAAAGAGCTTGCTGAGCTAATTCGGCAAGCTCAAAATAGATACTTAAAACTATCATTTGGAAGTCATATTTGGGTAGATCTTAACGAATCACCATGGGCTTTACCTATTATTGAACAAATAAGGGGTATCTCCTTTAGAGATGGTCTAGAAATCTAATAATTTATATGAAAGGTTTAAAGTAGATGAATAACTCGAAAACTGGCTCTGAGCTGGTGACGGATGCTGAAATCCGACGTTACATCGATAAGTGCAACGAACTGGCTGCCAACGGCGAGTATGAGTGGTGGTCACGCCTATCCGAAATTCTCACCGCCTCCCGCGCAGAGTGCGAAGGACTGCGGGCGGCTTTTAAGAAGACCGAATATAGCCTGACGAAAGACAGCCTGTGCGAAGCGGAGAAGATTGACGACGCGCTGTACGTTGTTCGCGCCGCCCTCAGCGAGAAGGAGACGGGCAATGCAGCTTGATCCGAAGGGGCTGGAAGTGGCAACAGAAGCCTACAACAAATTCGAGTGCGGCTCAGACGTAGATCACGTGCGCAACATTATCCGCGCCTATCTCTCCCAACCCCATCCCGCCGATGAGCGGGTGGTGGCTACCCACCGCCTCAAGAAGCGAGGCACCGAATATGTGCTGCTCGGCATCGGCAAGATGCAGGTTGAGTGTTGGGTCGAGCAGGTCCTTCCCCTCGACGGACCTGCTTCGACTAATAGTGTCGATATGCGTGAAGTCGCCATCTACCGCAGCGTCGATGACGGCTCGCTGTGGGTGCGTCCCAGAGAGGAATTCGAGGACGGTCGGTTCGAATTCCTCGAACAGGAGAGACACAATGATTAAGAACCCGCAACTAATCTGGCCAGAACAACTAGTGTTGCGCGACACTACAATTTATGCCGATGAAGGTCAGCGCATTTTTACAACCGCTACTGGTTACGGCTACGAAAAGCAGAAATATATCCGTGCTGACGTAGCCGGCATAGGCGCAGACGAAAAGGCGGCGAGAATGTGCGCTATTTGCGGTGGTCCTCTCCGTGCCGCGAGGGAGAACCTCAATGATTGAAATGTTTTTACTACTAATATTTGGACACGCGCTTGCTGATTACCCACTCCAAGGCGATTTTTTGTCAAGAGCTAAAAATCGATTTAACCCTATTCCGGGAGTTCCTTGGTGGCAAGCTCTAGAGGCGCACGCAATTATTCACGGTGGAGTAGTTGGAATTATTACCGGTAGCGTTACCCTTAGTATCTTAGAATGTTTAGTTCATTTTATTATTGATGATACTAAATGTAGCGGTAGAATTTCATATAATATAGATCAAGCATTACATATTCTATGTAAGGTTGTTTGGGTAGTTCTTTTCTTTTACTTTGGAGTGAGATAATGAAAGAAACAGTAGATAATTTTAGATTGGGAATTTCACTGCTTGGCTCGGGCTGGGCAGCGGTCCTATATTGTGATGTTACTGACGAGCACGGCACCTACACTGATGTTCAGCAAACTGGGTTTGGCCGTTATAAAGATCCAAAAGATGCTCATCGAGAAGCATTAGCTTGGTCTGAGTCAGACGAGCACCCTTATACTAAACCAGAATGGCTTGAAGATGAATAAAAGTCTACAATTAATGGCTGCTATACTAGCAACAGTGTTTCTAAATGCTTGTGCAACAAAAGATATGTCCGATAAAACAGCTTTAGATATTACAAAAATAATTTTAACCTTGGATAAAAATAATGAAAACAAATGAAGATGTTGAGCTATATAAAGCCTTAAAGGCAATTGCCGAGGGCTATAAAATTAATGTTGTGCATGATCGTTACATCAGAGTTGAAAATCCTGATTTTGAGGAGAATCAGGATTTAGGGCTTTATGTCATTGATATTAATAAATACAAACCTTAAAAATACTCAACCGGAATATTATGAAGTTTTATTGGATTTTTATTCATACCATTCTGCATTAAAACCTTTGTAATATATTTCTTTGCATTTTTAATATCACCATAAACAAATTCTTCATATTCATTAGAATTTTTTTCGCCCGCATAACTAAGCCTATCAGAAATTCTTGCAACATTAGACTTTTCATCCGTTGGATCGAATGGATCTAGTGAAGCATCCGAATTCCAATAATTAAAAGGTTTAATTTTATAATTTTGTGCAAGCTTTTGCTGGTCGAGAACAAATATAATATAACCAAAACCTTTAGCTAATTTTAGATTTCTTGTTAGTGAAACTCCATATAAGCTGTCGGAAGAAGCATTTTTACCAATCTTTGTTTGCTGATGCAACAACGTAGATTTTTGCATCGTCACAGCTTTAAATTTATTGTCATTTAGAATATTCAGAGCAGCCCTTTCATTTGTCGCATGATAAAGTGGTGCCATCCTTGCCTCTGTTAAAAATTGTTTAAAACTAAGCATTAAATTCTCTCCACTCAAATTTTCTACCTAATTTTGAGTTCTTCAAATTATTAATAGTCTTATTATACATCCGGGCAGTGTTATCATACACATGGATAGGCTCGTCAGGCTGATTAATATAAAATATTCTCTTAATATATTTAGATGGTAAGAATCCGTATTCTGAATTAGTGTAAGAAGGTGTAATAATGAATTCTTCCTCTTCTCCACCCTTTTCATAAACTGGGCCTGTATAATTCATTAATCGACGCGTTGCAAAATAATCTACTGGAAATATTTTATACTTATTTCTAATTGCTACATGATCCAGTTCAAGTATAACATAGTTTAAAATGTTTGATACATTATTCTTATAGTAATTTAAAGAGGCTCTTATAGTTCTTGCCGTAGAAATACCATACATACCGCGTGTTGGTGACCTATTTCCTTTAAATTGATTTTGAAAAGTTTTGCCGTTTAATCCTGTCACAAGAATTTTCTCAAGATTACTAAATCTTGTTGCATGATATAGAGGAGCCATTCTAGCTTCCGACAAGAATTGTTTGAAAGTAATCATCTAAACGGACCCTTCATATGATCTTGAAGCAATTTTGTCATTTCATGCATATCAAAATGCTGTAGTCTATTATAATCTCTTAGAAGCTGATTAAATCTATGATAAGCTCTACTATAGGCGGCTGCGAGATATTTAAAATCGTTTATACCCATATCAAATGAAGTTACGATCTGGTTAAATGCATGATCGTATTCAATCATCACATTCTTCTTATCTACGACTTTTGTAGTTGTGTTGATTTTATTGATCATATAAGTTCTAATTCTATTAAGATCTCTGGGAGTTATAATATCCTTGATGGATTCGAAAACAGTATAATTTAATAACCCTAGATCTCCCCACAGGTTAAATTTGTATGTACCATCCGGAAAGAGTAATTCATGCTCTTTCTTATTACGCTCCCATTTCCTAATTGGTTCCTCTACGTAACTTATATTGATATAATTCTTCTTTATAAATGAGTCGACCGCATTCGAGACGATTTTGACTTTAACATCATCGTAAAGATCGCCTCCCTTATATCGAAATAATTGTCTCATGAGTTCAGGATCTACATTTCTGTTTGTATTGAGAATATCTATTACTTCTTGGTTGATATCCAATTTATTGACAATATGTCTCCACTTCTTCTCAACAATAATATCTACGATTTTATACGATCCTGGTGGTAAAATTACCTCAGATTCTGAAGCATACTCGGATTTCCTTACGTCAATACCAACCCCCGATCGGCACTCAATTACAAGAATGACCCCGATGAATCCACTAACTCTCTCATTTGGGTCATAGCTACCCGGTGATAAAGATGAGATAGAGTAAACCTGTGGACTAACTGCAAATTGTTTAGCAGTACCTAAATCAGGTGACCAAGAGGTTATCTCCTCTGAACTAATCATCCCATTACGAATAGCTCTTCGAAAATTTAAATATTGTTTGGGTGAACTGAAATTTAAACCTCTATATAACCTACCGCCATCATACGGATAATCTGATTTTAATTGTTTAAAATCATTTGCAATTTGACCTTTGTAGTATCTAAATTGATCCGTTGAAGTATAATTTCGAAGGATCTCGCTTTCATTTAAAAATTGTCTAAATGAAATCATTAATCGATATACCCTATAAATGAACTACCATATTGTTGCCTGATACGTTCAAGTATTTCCCGACCTTTAAGTCCAGGTACACCAAACTTTCTGTGGATCCAAATCTTTTTAATATGCTTTGTTGGAATAGGCTTATTAGTAATTATAAACTCTTCATACTCATTTTTTCTAATACCTGAAAGCTTAACTTTCTTGCCTACCTCTTCAACATATCTTGAACCAACTCTTAACCAATAATTAAATGGGACAATCTTATAGTTTTGTGCTAATGCTCTTTGGTCAAGTTCAAGAACTACAGAATAATCTTGAGTTCGAAATTGACCAGCGAAATCTAAGCTTCTTGTTGTTGAAACACCCAATATACTTCTACCATCATTTAAACCTGTAAATAACTCTGATTTTGCTTGATATGTGCGTGGTAAAATTCCTTTATTTTTTATTAATATCGCATCTAAATTTTCTGGATATGTTGCATGATAGAGCGGTGCAGATCTGGATTCTATTAGGTAAGATTTAAATGTAATCATGATTAAAAATTCTTGTGTGTTATTAAATTGCGATCAATTAAGATTGTATATACAGAACTATCTTCCTTTTTTAAAATGTCTGCGGTTGCCTTTGACATGTAAACCTTCTTAATATAATTTAATGCTGGTTTAATATCTTTTGTGATTGCTTCTTCAAATTGATTTTTATCTAAATCAAAAATGTATGATTTACCAAATGTCCATCTTGTCTTAGGGTCAAGATCTGCACGCCAGCTTCCAAAATAGTTAAAAGGTACAATCTTATAGTTGTTCTTTAATTTTTGTCTATCTAATTCAATAACTACACCTCCCCCCTCCGCAAATCCCCTCATTGAAGCCCAATATTTTGCAAAACTAAAACTTCTTGTTGTAGATACTATCTTACCATTTTTTGATGGCCAATGAAGACCGGGATCGGCATATCCTATCTTAATAGTATTATCATTAATGATATCTGTTAGCTTATTAATAGAAGTTCCATGGTATAATGGATAATTTTGTGATTCTATTAGATATTGTTTAAAGGAAATCATTATATTATCTCTACCTTTATTCCAAAATCTTTAAGCGCTTTTAATTGTTTCTCTGTCATTCTCTTTGACATCTTTTTTAGAATGATAATCTTTGTAATATATTTCTTTACTTCATAAATTGGCTTATTGCCGACGATCCTTTCTTCAAACTCTGGTCTTATTTCAGGATCGCCCATTTTTTCTGCATCGGCCTTGCTGGGGCGAGCCTTATCAATTCTCATGGCTTCTCGCTGTTTTTGCGAGAAGAAATTATATGGTTCGAGTTTATAATTATAATTAAGTTTCTGTTGATCAAATTGTAAAACTGCTGTTACAGCCTTGCCTTTATATGGTGTATGAACTAATTCTGAATGATCAAAAGCAAATTTAAGATTTCTAGTAAAGCTAATAGCATATGGATCGCCCGGTGTTGATCCAGCTCTCATTACATTTTGACTTAAAATCTTAAGAGCATTAGCAACAGATGTTCCATGATAAAGCGGAGCCATTCTTGCTTCTGTTAGATATTGTTTAAATGTGATCATTAGACTTCACCAAACGGGTTACTTTCAGTCCAATCAAGAATATTATCCCCTTCATCTTGAATAACTGTATTTTGAGCTGTCTTGTCGTAATCATCTAAATTATAATTTGGATCATCAACATGCTCAAACGGAGGATTAAGTTTATCTATTTCTACTCGCCCGGTTTCAAATTTCTCATTGTTAAATTCGAGAATTTCAGAAACAATTTCCCAACTGTAATTCTTACCTAACTGAAAGAAGCTTGCAGACGAATCAACATATTTGATTTGATAAACTGTATGAATCATTGGGATATAAATGCAATCACCCTCCCAAGGTCTTGGTTTATGTGTTGTATTCTTAATAAACTGATTAAATGATCTATGAGTAAGCACAAAAGTCATTTGCTCTCTAATTTCAAGACCAAATTTAGAAAGTAATTGACCCTCACCCTGATAATTATCCCAATTTTTAATATACATTTCAACATCGAGTGCATGTTGAAATGATTGAGTAATTGGCTCAACCATTAAGGGATCTTCAATATTAATATTTCTCGGAAGATAAACAACATTATGTGCAAACTGTCTTATTGATTCAACAGTAAGATCTTCTAAAAGAGATTGTTCATTATGCTGCGTATAATAATTAAAATATGGATTAGTCGCCACGATAATGATATGCCTTTATAAAAGTTGAGCCATATTCTTGTCTAATTTTATCAACTACTTCATTTTTGAATAAATATTTAACCACGTAAATACTTGTAATATATTTTAGGGGAATTGGCTTATCTGTTAATACAAATTCCTCATATTCATTAAAAAACGGGTTTTGTTTTCTTGTAACATTTTTAAAGAAATTAAACGGTACTATCTTATAATTTTGTGCAAGCCTTTGCTGATCGAGCTCAAGAACAACCCCACCACCATAATTAATCGCAAAATGCATATTTCTAGAAAGGGAAACGCCAGACTGAGCAAATTTATTTTTTGACATTATGTATTGATGAGTAAGTGGCTTTATACCTTGTTTCTTATGAACAATATTATTCAATCCATTGGTTGATGTTCCATGGTATAAGGGAGCCATTCTTGCTTCTGTTAGATATGTTTTAAATGTGATCATGTTGATTTTATATTTATGGTAATATATAATGAACACACTTAATAAGGAGAGCTAAATGAACATCGTTGCAGAAAAGCTTGATTC